GCTCGATTGCTCAGTTATCAGGGATTACCTACTTCCTAGCGGACGATGGTTTCTATGCCTGTAACGGCCAAACGGTTACGGCAATCGGTGCTGAGAAGGTTGACCGTTGGTTCTTTGAGAATGTCTCGATTAGCAAAGTAACTAACGAGATGAGTGCGACGGTTGACCCTGTAAGATCGCTGATTATTTGGGTAGTTCCAACTGCCGCAGGTAACAAATTACTTATTTACAGCCAGAAGCTAAATCGCTGGTCTTACTCAACGATTGACGTTAAGTCTATCTCGTATGTGGTGACTTCCTCGGCTTCGCTAGAGGCATTGGATAAACTCTCGATTACTCCGGGAACGAATACGCTAGCAGGTACTTATACTCGTACAACTACGACTGTTACCGTAACGGCAAACAATCACGGGTTAAATACCAATGCTTTTGTTTACTTTGACGCAACATCTGGCGGTGCTGCTGACGGGTTTTATCAAATTACTAAGGTCGATGACAACAGTTTCACGTTTACGACAGTAGCTTCAGGGTCTATTTCCACAAGTAACTGTACTTTATCGTTGCCATCAATTGATGCTGCTTCTATCACGCTGGATGATCGAGCTTATGCCGGTGGTACTTGGTTCTTGGCAGCGGTTTACGGTCAAAAAGTGTACGGATTTACGGGCGATTATGCTGAAGCCTCTGTTACGACGAACGATTTAGACATCGGCAGAAGCTTAATGACCCTAGTTAAGCCGATTGTTGACAATGGTAGTGGCGATGTAGCGGTATCTGGTCGAGTATTGCTCCAAGATAACGTTACTTTTACGGATTATGCCTCGCCAGACTCGATAAATCGGGTATCTGTGCGGTCTAGCGGCAACTATCACAGGGTAAAGGTACGTCCTACGGGTAGCAACTGGCGTACTGTGGTGGCTGTTGATGTCGATGTAACGAAAGCTGGTGATCGATGACTCGTCAATTTCGCACATTACCGCCATTTGGAGCCTCGGAGCGTGATGTTGCTGAGGTTGTTCGTGGCATTATGGACGGAAAGACGAATAACTCAGGACTTCTGACCCTAGCGACAGGTAATGCGGTTACAACAACCCTGTACGACGGTCGTATAGGCAACGACAGCCTTATTTTCTTTGTTCCGGTATCTAATGCTGCTGAGGCTGATTCGGCTCCTTATGGAGCGTTTCAGGACTCCACAGACCAAACGGCTGCGAACACGACTACAGCCTATGCAGTTACCTTTAATACAACAGATTATTCCAATGGAATCTACCTTTCCAATAGTTCTAGGCTTAACGTTAGGAATTATGGGATTTACAACATCCAGTTTTCTTTCCAATTTAAAAACACGACCAATGACGGTCAAGACGTAGATATTTGGTTCCGTAAGAATGGGTCGGATGTAGCTGGTTCGAATAGTCGGTTCCATATGCCAGCAAGGAAAAGCACAGGTGATCCGAGTCACTTGATTGCCGCGATGAACTACGTTTTAGAGATGAACGCTGGTGACTATGCCGAAATCATGTGGAGAGTAACAAATACCGGGGTATCGCTAGAACATTACGGAACTAGCACAAGTCCTACCCGACCAGCGATTCCTAGTGCTATTGTTACGCTAACTTATGTTGCGCCATCGGCTACGACCAATCTTTACGTTTCAAGCCAGCAACAAGGGGAAGCAACTGTCAGTCATTGGGCTAACAGTACGGCAGACAAAACCTATGGGTACATTATCGTCGGATGATTGAATTTAACTTTATACCGCAGCAGGAGATACGAAATTGGTGGGCAACGATAAAGCCGGGGCTAGATGAGATTAAGCTGAAAAGTCCTGAACCTTGGATAGTTGAAGATGTTTACGTCGATCTGTTCAACCAGAAATCGATGTTGTGGATAGCGTTAGAAAATAAGCATTTTGCAGGGTTTTTTGTATTGCAGCCGCTAGGTCATGAGCTACACATTTGGGCGGCTTGGACGGTAGAAAACGATTATCAAGTGGTTGAAAAAGGTTTACAATTCATTAAAAATATGGCACAGAATTCTGATGTCAAATATTTAACCTTTTCCAGTCATCGTCAAGGTTGGCAACGTAGGGCGAGCCATTACGGATTCCGTCCTAGAAAATGGATTTGCGAGGTCTAATATGGGTGGCGGTGGACAGTCAAGCGAAACAAAGATAGGCGAAGAATTTAAGCCCTATATTACCTTTGCTTTAGATGAGGCAAAGAAGCGGTATCAAGCGATGCCGGAAGCCCCGGAGACTCTAGCGGTAAGCCCTTCTTCTGCAACTCAGCAAGCGATGTCAATGGCTGAACAGAGGGCTTTAGCTGGTTCTCCGTTGACTAGACAAGCTCAGAGTGTCATAGCTCAACAAATGGGCTACTCAAACCCTTATGCCGGGAAGATCGAGGCTATGGGGATGGGTGCTTACGATCCGTCTGCTGGTTTCTATCGTTCTATGATGGAAGGTCAGCCGGAGTCTGAGGCTGCTCGGCTAACGAAATCCACTGCTGGCGGTGCTTATCTAGGTGGTGGTAGCGAATTCCTAAAGGGTGCTTTAGCTCAGGCTAATCGTTTGGCTGGTGAGTCTTTTGGCGAGAGCATGAAGGACTTACAGGCTAAGGCTGCTGCTGCTGGTCGTTATGGCTCAGGTGCGATGGCACAACAAACGGCTAAATCTCAGGATGTCTTAGCTCGTGCCTTAGCGGAACAGAATCAACAGGCTTATCTCCAGAATTACCAACTAGAACGTCAGGCTCAAGAGGCAGCTATGGGTCGCTTAGGTAGCCTAGAGCAACAGGCTATAGCGAATCGATTTGCTGGTGCTAGCGGTCTGTCAGCAGGTGAGCAAGCGGCTCTAAGGACTCGTCTAGGGGCTTTAAGTACGGCTTCTGATATTACGTCTGCTGACCTAGCGAGACAGGCTCAGGCGGCTCAATTAGCTCCTTCATTGGCTGCTCAGGATTACGCAGATATTCAGCGTCTATTGCAGGTTGGTCAAGGTCGTGAGGCTTATGATTTGCAAGCTATTCAAGGTCGTTTAGCTGCACAAGACTTGCCATTAGATCGTCTGCAACGTGCTGCGAACATATTTTATGGCGCACCTTTGGAAACAACTACTCAATCTGGTGGGGGTAAATAATGGGCGATCCTGTGACTATGGCGATGGTTGGTGCTGCTCTAGGTGGCGGTATGTCTGCTGCTAGAGGTGGTAATCCGATTAAGGGTGCGTTGTTAGGTGCTGTTGGTGGTGGCATTGGTGGTGCTGTTGCGGCTGGTGCTGGTGCTAGTGCTGCGGCTGGTGCTGGAGCGACTCAGGCTGCCGGTATAGCTGCTAATCCTGCGTTGTCTATGGGCGCTATGAATACTGCTGCTGGTACAACGATGGCTAATCCCGGTCTATTGGCAACATTAAAACAAGTTCCTTCGTCGTTAAATACTTTCGCTAAAGAAAACCCATTTACGACGAACGTAGGTTCTAACTTATTGCAGCAAGAAATGAATCGTCAACCTATTGAGGGTATGGGGTTGATGAGAGGTAATCAGATTCCTATGGATCAGCGCCAAAGACCGTCGTTCGCAACACCACAGATTAGTCTGTTATAGGTGACATATGGCACTAGAAGATTACATCCCTAATATCTTTGGTGGTACTCCGACCATTTATCAGGGGTTGTTGAGCCCACAGGAACAGGCTTCACTAGAGAAACGCTCGAATATTGCTGGTTTGCTAGGTTCTGTTGCTGCTTTGGCTCAGGGTATGGGTGCTGGTGGCGCTCCTCGGTCTGCTTTCCAAAACATTGCAAATGCTCTAGCTGCTGGCTATGGCGGTGCAGGTCAGACGTTTCAGGCTGGCGTTGGTCAGATGGCAGAAGTCCAGAAGTTACAGCAGTCCAGAGCGCAGATTGACGCGATCAATCAGTTACTCAAAGACCCAAGAGTAGCTAACGACCCGATGATGCAAGCGTACATTCGGGCTAATCCTGCTGAGGCTATCAAATATTTTGCTGAGATGGCTCCGTTGCAGCAAGCATTGACTGGCGCTGCGCCTAGTGCTGCTCCTATTGCTCCAACTCCTGCTGCTGCTATGGCTGCACCAGAAATGCCAATGCCTGAAGCGGCTCCTAACGAAAATGTTTTGCCGGGGCTTACAGTAACAGCACCTCCACTTAAACTTGATCCATTAGACGCAAGAAAACAAGAATTATTGGCTCAAAATAATCGGCTTTCAAATCTGCCAACAAAAACAGCAAGAGACATCATTGCCAACAATCTACAGCAGATTGAAACTCTTGATAAGCAAATTGCAAGACGATCCACTCAAGAATTTGATTTTGCTGGACTCAAAGCGAATGTTCCTGCTCAGTTTAAGCAGGAGGTAGAAGGTTTAGAGCAACTTGCAATGACTGGTGGTATTTCAGGAAGTGATTTAAGACAAGGATTGCAAGATATTAACAAACGAGCTACTGAGTTTGTTACGAGGGAAAAAGATTATACGAATGAAGATCGTCGTGTAGCGGCTAAATTGTTCCCGAATAAAAGCATCAGGGAGCTTTCTGCTGAAGAAATTGGTCGTTTGGATCAAGAGTTGTATAACAGAGAAATCCAGAAAAGATTGGCTGGTCGTACCGTTATTGATATGGGTACGAGAGAGATGGAAAAGGAATTTGCTAAAGGTGTCGTTGAAGATACGAGAGCATCTTTCCAGCAAGCAAAATCTGCCGTTAATACACTCAAGGCAATAAACACATTAAAACCGATCCTTAGTGCTGGTGTATATGAAGGTGTTTTTGCTGGTGCGCCTAGAGCTATCGATCAGTTTGCAACAGCATTAGGTGTTACTGGGAAGGACAGGCAAGAGAAATTGGCATCATTAGAATTAAGTGCTGCTGAAGCTATGAAGGGTCAGGGTGCAATTACTGAAAATGAACGGTCTTTGATTGCTAGGGCTGCTGGTGGTAATTTGCGTGACTTTACGGCTACTGAGGTTCAGGCATTGTTAGGTGCGCTTGAAACTGTTGCCCAACAAAAAATAGCTTCTCATCAGCAGAATTACGAAGTAATGAGTCAAGACCCTGTTGGTAGGAAATACTCAAAATATTACAATATTGAAGCACCTACTGCACCAGTAAAAAAATATAACCCTGCTACTGGAAGGATTGAATAATGGCAAAGGTTATTGAAGTTCCGGGCATGGGGAAAGTAGAGTTTCCTGACTCTATGTCGGATCAGGAAATATCTATTGCCATTCAAAGAAATATGCAGGGTTCCGTACCGGAGCCAAAAGCTATATCTGGTAGACAAGTCGGATCAGGTCAGTTTGCTCCAATAGAGCCTCAGCCTAAAGCTATTTCTGAGCCATCAAGAGGTGCTGGTGCGTTAACTGCTTTTATGGGTGGTATCCCTACAGATAAAAAAGCAGCGGTTAATTACTTTGCATCACAACGTGGGATTTCTCCTAGCAGATACCGGATTATTGATGGTGACATTGCGTATCAGGCTGATGATGGGAAGTTTTACAAAGAGGTATCAGGCTTAGGTGCTACGGCTGCGTACTATGCTCCTGACGTAATGGAGATGGTTCCTGACGTTGGGGCAGGTATTGCTTTGGCTCCGTTAGCGATAACAAGTCCAATGGGTACTGCTGCGGCGGCTACTGGTGTCGGCACTGTTGCTGCTGGAACAAACTATTTACGGCAGAAACTTGCACAAAGCATAGCTGGTCAAGAGGTTGATCCGTTTCAAGTAGGTTTATCTGGTCTGTTATCCGCTACTGCTGAGTTGGCTCCTGCTGTCCGTAAGGGCTTCCAAGAGCGTCGATTAGCTAGGGACATTGCTCAGGTTGACCCTCAGTTAGTGGCTTCACTAAGGGCTAAATCAGGTCAGTATGGAATCCCATTAACTCCTGCTGAGTTGACTAACCTATCGTCTTTGTTAGGTCAGCAGAAGGTTATGGGGAATGTTGCTGAATCCTCTAAAGTAATGCAGCAGTTCTATAAAGAAAGAGAAGCTAAGGTACAGAGTGCAGTGGATGACTATCTGTCAACTATTTCTCAGGTAGAAGATGCTGCTGTTGCTGGTAATCGAGGAGTGGCTGCGTTAGAGCAACAAAAACAGAAACTAATCGCTGACAGAGATGCAGCCGTTACCCCTATTTATGAGAAAGCATTTGAATTATCTGTTCCTGTTAATACCGCTCCTGTTTTGAACCAGATTGACAATATGCTAAAGACGCAGCCTCCTACTGGTCGGGCTGCTGGTTATTTGAGAAAAATAAAAGATTTGCTGCAAAAGCCAGAAATTGATGCAGAAGGCAATGCCTTAAAGACATTTGTTCCAGAAGATCGTCTTCCTAATTTGCAAAACTCAAAGTTTGAGATTGACGCGATGTTCAAGGAAGATGCGTTTAGCTCTTTAGATAAGACGGTTCAGGCAAAGCTAACAGCAATTAAGAACAACTTGCTAGAGCAGATGGGCAAGGATAACCCTGATTACATTGCTGCTAACAGGGCATTTGAACGGTTTTCTCAGCCGCTTAATGAGTTCAATGAGCGTATTACAGGCGTTTCATTGATGCAGATGTCTCCTGACAATCTGAAGAACTTTGCTAATAGAATCTTTGCTAACCCAAGTCCGGGAACGATCCGTTACGCTAAACAGCAGATTGTTGCTGGTGGTGGCGAGGAAGCATGGAACGCTGTAACGAGGGCTTTCCTAGAGGAGCAATGGACACTAGCTAAGAAGCCAGCAAAGACTCAGCAAGGTATAAAGTTAGATACTGGTAATACTTGGCAAAACATCATTATCGGCGATCCTAAGCAGATGAAGGCTATGCAAGCCGCATTGTCACCAGATCAATTCAAGGCATTGCGTGATTTAGCTGAGGTTTTAGAGGCTGCTGGAAGGGCTAAGAAACTAGGTTCAGATACGGCATTTAACCAGCTAGTGACTGAGGAAATGTTCAAGAATCCTCCGATTACAAGCATTACAACTGGTGTTGCTAGGGCTGTCGGTGGAATTAAGGTAGACCAACCTGCTAAAGCCCTTGCTGATTGGGCTATCCGTAAAGATGCTGCTGTAAATGCTGAACAAATTGCTAAGATCATAACGAGTCCAGATGGTATAAACAGACTTAAAGAATTGCAGAAAATGTCTCCTACATCGGCTAAGAGATGGGCTGGAACTGCTCAATTATTAACTGATTACGGAATGTTAGAGACAAGGGAATAAATCATGGCAAAGAACAAGATTAGCGAATACAGCGCAACAGCGGCTAATAACACTGACATTGGTGGGATTAACATTGCTGAAGGTTGTGCGCCATCAAACATCAATAACGCGATTCGTGAGTTGATGTCTCAGCTAAAAGACCAGCAAGCAGGGTCTGATGGAGATAACTTTACTGTTGGCGGTAACTTGTCTGTTAGTGGCACTGTAACCCTAACGAACGCTTTGCCGATAGCTCAGGGTGGTACTGGAAACACCACAGCACCTACAGCGATTAACGCTCTGATGCCTTCTCAGACAAGTAACTCAGGTAAATACCTAACGACTGACGGTGTTAGCGTTGCTTGGGGTACTGTTACTCCGGGAACAGGTACGGTTACTAGCGTAGGTATAACATCTAATCTATCAGGTATTACGGTTGCTGGCTCTCCTGTAACGTCATCTGGTTCTATATCACTTAATGGCACATTAAACGTGGCTGCTGGGGGTACTGGTGTAGCTTCACTGTCCACAGGTGCGGTATTGGTGGGTAACGGTACGTCTGCTGTATCGTCAGTAGCTCCTAGCTCTAGCGGTCATGTATTAACTTCTAACGGTAGCTCTTGGTCATCGTCGGCATTGCCTGTAGCTTCATCGACTGTTTCTGGCATTGTTAATACTGGCAGTCAAAATTTCGCAGGAACTAAGACATTTGATACTGCTCCGCTATCTGTTGGCGGTTATAACTTTACGACAACTAGCTCTTGCTACATCGGCTGGTTTTGACCTGTCAGACGTTCAAAAAGTCGGTGGTGGCTCATTTAACAGCTACTCAGACTCACGTTACAAACAAGATATTAGTGCCTACAATAAAGGTCTAGCGGAACTAAAGCAGGTTGAGCCTAAGAACTACCGTTTTACCGCTGAGTTCATGAAGTCTGATGCCCCATCACAGCAGTTTGTCGGAGTTATCGCTCAGGAACTCGAAGGTACTGCCTTTGCTAATTGCGTAAAAACGGATGACAATGGGTTTAAGATTGTAGATACTTCAGAACTCACGTTTGCTCTGATTAATGCGGTAAAAGAGATGAGCCAGCGTATCGAACAACTTGAGGCTAGAAATGGTTGACATAGGTAAGGCATCTACTGCGGCGACTTACGGCGGTTCTGCGACTGCCGTTTTTTTTGGTCTTACAGCTAATGAATTCGCTGCGCTTGGTGGTCTAGCAATCGGTGTTATCGGCTTGTTAATTGGTACTTGGTTTAAGCACCAGCATTTACAGATTGCTAAGAAGAATCAGAAGTCTGATCCAGAGGAATAAATCGATCCGCTAACGCTACTTGCTGCTGCTAATGCTGCGGTCAGTGCCGTTAAAGCCGGTTGCAAACTTTACAAGGATATTAAGAACGCAGCCGGGGAAGTGAAGGACGTATTAGACGATCTGAAGGTTCAGTATGACAAGGTAACAGGTGGTAACCCAACACCGGCTCAGAAAGCGCAATACGTCGCTGAAGTACAGAGGGTTCAGGAGATAGCCAAGGCTGACCCTAACGATGTGTTTACGGACATCGGCAACCAGCTAGGTACGCTGATGGATTCTTACGATGCGATCAGTAAGCTATTCCTGAAAGAACAATTAGAGGCTAAACAGGTTTACAAGGGTGAAGAATCGATAGGTAGGAGAGCATTAAAGCGGATATTGATTACAACTAGGCTTGATGCGATGTTAGCTGAGATACGCGAAACAATGGTGTACCGAAGCCCCCCGGAATTATCTGGACTCTGGGGTAAGTTTGAGGAGATGTGGCAGCGTATCGTTAAAGAGCAAGAAGAAGCTCATGCGGAAGAACTTAGGCTAGCTCAGATAGCATCATGGCGACGCAAAAAAAGAATAGCGGAAATCAAGTCAAAGGTGGCATGGGTCTCGGCAGTGGTGTTCGTAGTTATATGGGCGGTGGGTCTAATGTGGCTGACGACAAGAAGCGCGATGATGAAAACATCCCTTGGACTTTATTGATTACTGTCATGGCGGTGTTATTAACTTTCTTTATCGTAATGCCTATTCTGGCTTTCATGTACTACGATATGTACTATGCTCATCAAGCCGCTATCATCGAGATTAGGAAGATGAAAGAACTCCGGCGAGAGATACTGATAGAGAGGATGTATCGTGATTGACCGCAATGCTTTCAGGAAATTTATTCCTCACTCTAAGTACCCGGATCAATGGTATGACGCTTTATTCAGCCAGCAGACCGAACTAGGCGGTAAGTCGCTCCTAGAAGAATACGAAATAACGACTCCTAACCGTATAGCGTCTTTCCTAGCCCAATGTCATCACGAATCAGGTGGATTTGTATGGCTAACGGAAAACCTGAACTACTCTGCTTCAGGACTCCTTAAAGTATTCCCTAAGTATTTCTCTACGGACGCTCAAGCTAAGGCTTACGCTAAACAGCCGGATAAGATCGCTAATTACGTCTATGCGAATCGTATGGGTAACGGTGACGAAGCGTCCTTAGATGGCTCAAAATTCAAGGGCAGAGGTCTAATCCAGCTTACCGGCAAGGATAACTATTTCTGGTTCGCTGCTAGCCTAGAGATGACTCCGCAAGAAGCTGCTGAATATATGCAGACATTCGAAGGAGCAGCCCAATCTGCTTGCTGGTTTTGGTCGGAAAATAAGCTAAACAGATTCGCGGACGCTACAGACCTACGGGGTATGACTCGCGTGATTAATGGCGGTTACAAGGGAATGGAAGATCGGGAGATTCAGTATGCGAACGCTTTGGCTGTTGTTCATTCTTAGTCTTGTAGGCTGTGAGGATAGGTTCCGTTATCCTTGCCAAGATAACAAAAACTGGAATAAGCCTGAGTGTCAGCGTCCTACTTGTGCTGTAACGGGAACCTGTCCAGATCAATTAGTACCTGCTGCCGACTTTAAGCCGGAGGAAAAATGAAGTGGAGTCCTGACCAGATTGATTCAGTCATTAAGCTAGTCATTGGCACTACCTTTTGTATGGTGCTTTTGATGATGTCTAGCCTAGCGATGTATTCGGTTGTTTTCGTCACTCAGCCGATGAACGCTATAGCACCAGCGGATAAGCAGTTCTT